GGTGAGCTTGTCGGCGGTGGCAGCGCCATCCGGCGCAGTAGCAGCGTTGGCGGTGCGGCCGGTGTCTGCGGTGACCGCCCAGCCGGCTCCGGTGATGTCTTCAGAGTTGGCGATGAGGTTGCCAGACGTGCCGTAAACTTTTCGGCCTTTGATGCGCGCTTTGATCGACGGAAGGCCGGAGTACAGCGCATCGGTATAAGTGATCACGACGTATGCCACGCCTACGGAACCCTGCGGCGTAGAGACAATCAGCGTGTCGGTGTAACCGGAAATGGCGGCAGCCAGAGTGGCGTCTGCTGTCTGGCTAGTGGTGCCGGTGTAATACGTCACCGTCACGCCAGTTACTGGCGCGGCGTCGTTCAAATAGAGGTTCACGTACGAGTCAATCTCGCCAACGCAGAACATCGCGCCGACGTACCAGGTGCCGCCGGTGTAGGTGGCAGCAAAGATGCGGCCGCCGATCATGCACTCGCCGTACGCGATGGGGATGGCTGTACTTGCAGCCGCCACCGTCTCGAGCTGCTCCTTCAGGCCGCGCTGGCCGTTGAGTGTTGCACCAGGTGTGACAGGTGGACGCCACGGCGGGATGGTGACGGCCATCAGTTACGCTTCCCGACAAGCTGTGCGCGCACGTTCCACCAGGTGCCGTTGATGGCCTCCACGATAGGCTCGTTGACAAACAAACAGTCGTAGGTGTTGCCGTCGCCGGCGGTCACTGTGACGGTGGTGCCTTTGTTGCTGGTCCAGAAACTGGTCAGCGTGGTGCGGTCGGTGCTGGAAACGTACGGATGCTCGAGGTCGAGCTGGTACACCTGCTGCGCGGACAGATCCACCTGGCGCACGTAGCCCGCCTCGCTGATGTCGCTCCGCCGGTCGTTGATCGGCGTTATGCGAGAGAGCTTTGCGACGCTTGGATAGGCAGCCATCAGTTGCTCCGCTCGAGTGTGAACACGCCAGACGCCGTCAAGATCTGCAGGCCATCGGCTGGGAGGTGGTTAAAAGTGGGCGGCGTCACGTACAGGCGTGGCAGCCTGCGAACGGGTGCAGGACGCAGCCGGATCTCGATGGTCTCGCCAATGCCGACCGCGCCGATCTCCCCTTGGAAGACCACGTCAGCGTCACCAGTTGCGAACGGTCCATCGCCGTAGAGCAGCGAAACCGTCGCAGCTTTCCCCGAGACGCCAGCCAGAAACGCCGCGGTGTAGGTGAGAGCGTCGTTATACAGCGAGAGCTTCGTGCCGCTTAGATCGACGCGCAGGCCGGCTGCTGTGTAGGTGTTGCTGGCGTAGGTGATCGTCTCGCGTGATGACAGCCGGAGCGTGGTGGCGAGGCCGAGTTCCACCAGATAGACGGGACGCGAGACCGTGGCGGTAAGAAGCGCCGCAGTGGCGGAGCTGAGCGGTCGCGTCATGCGTTCACCTCACCGCGCGCTGCGGCGATTGCTGCGGCGATTGCGGCCGGATCGAACGCGAACCCACTACCACCCATCACGCCGGCGAACTGCGTGACTGCAGCGGCGAACGTGTTAGCCGCGGTCTGCTGCGTGAGCGCTGCGGTGTTCAGCACCTCAAGGTCAATGGCGTTTGCCGTGGCCGTCTCCCGGCCTGCCAGGCTATCCCGGCCAGCTTGGATCTGCTGATCGGCAATCGTCTGCGCCTGTGTCAGAAAATCCACGAACTCTTGCGACATCTGCTGGCGCTGCGTCTCGTCCAGCATCTGGAACGCAGAGCCTGCCAGCGCGTCGATCTGCTGCACGAGGCCGGCGATCTTGGCGGGGTCAATCGTGGTCGACAGCTCGTCCGTCAGACTGGCGATCTGTGAGCGCCTGCGCTGATATAGATCGGCTTCAGAAAGCATCGACTCTTCGATGGTGTTGATGGCGTTGCCGAACGTGGCGTCGACCAGTCGGCTCACCTCTTCGTATGCGACCGCTAGCTGAGCAGCCACTTGCTTCTGCGACTGCAACGCATCGGTGAGGCTGGTCATGCTTTCCAGCGAGCCGTCGTACTCCTGCGCGAGGTTAACCACCGCATCGGTGGCCTCGCCGTAGACGTCGAGCAGTGTCTTCATCTTAGCAGCTGCGGCGTCGCTTACTTCCGCCAGCACGTCGAGCTTTAGAAGCTGGTCAAGCTTGGACGCAAAGCCGAAGATCTGCACGATCTGCTCGGCCGTGCGCTTGCTGGTGTCTCCGAGGATCTGCTTGATGCGGCCGGTGAGCTGGTCGTCGATCTCGCCGATCCACGCCCTGGCAAAGTCGTCGGCTGATGTCTTGATCTTCTCGGCGTTGAACTTGTCGAGTCTTGCCCCAACGCCGAAACTGTTCAGCGGTCCTTCGTTGTCGACGTTGAGGCTGGTGTTGCCGAGGACTTTTCCGGCGAAGTCGACGGTGATGCCGGCCGCGCGGGACAGTTCGGTAAGGGTGGAATCAATCGCGCTGAATCCCTCCAGCAGCTGCAGCGCCGCTTCTTTGTCTGTGCGCTTGGCAACGGCAGAGAGTTGCAGGCCAGAGGCGGCGGTAATGGTCTTGAGCGCGGAGCCATCGGTTGGGACGTCTTTGCCGGTGGTGATTCCCAACTTTCCGAACTTCACCAGGTCGCCGGTGCCAAATATCTTACCGATTGCGTTTTCTGCAAGCGAGCCAAGAAACGCGCCGATCATTGTACCGAGCACCGGGATCGGGATTGCCGAGCCGACGATGCCACCAACCGCTCCGCCCAGTCCTGTGGTTTTGCGCTCGCCGAACAACGACTGTCCGAGTGCGTTTCCAGCCCAGCCTCCGGCAAACCCGCCGAGCAGATTGCCGCCGATGTTGACGAGGTTAGCGCCGACGCTGGACATCTCAGCGGTAACCGCATTACCTCCAAACCCCTTGGCAAGCCCATCGAATCCAAGCGCCCGCGAGAATGAAGCGAGGCCTTCGTTGAACCCCACAAGCCCGGCGGTCAACCCAGATCCAGCACCGCCAAAAAGCGAGTCAAGTCCACCGGAAAGCCCGCCGCCGCCGGCCATGCCGGCAAAGAAGCGTTTTCCGCCGCTAAGCACTGAGCCGATCCCGCTTATCGCGCTAAAAATAGACGTTGCGCCCCCAAGACCGCCGGCTCCACCTCCACCACCAGCCATGGCAGATGACGAACCGCCCAGCCCAATCGCCGAGGCAAAGCTCATCAAGATAGGACGCGTAATTGCCATGTGCGCCAGCTCTGCCAGCAGTTGCTTAAATGCGTCTTTCAGCGAATCGGCAAACGAGCCGAAGCCGGAGCCAATGTTCTTCCACATATCCACGAAGCTGCTGTCCACGCGCTGTACGGCGCCCTCAAGCGCATCGGCCCATGGATCGGATGCCTTAGCGGCAGACGTCATCGCCTTCTCGTGCGCCTTCGTGGCCTCCGTCGTGTCGTAGGTGCTGATCGTCAGCGCGTCCAGCTCGTCGCGCTGCGCTTTGGTGACCTCGACGTTTCCGCGAGCGGCGATCTCTGAGAGCTGCAGCTGCGCGCGATATCGTGCCTGATCTCGAGCGCTCACACCGAGCAGCGCGTTTTCAAGGCGCTTAGACTGCACCAGTTCATCGAGGCTTTTGCGCGCGTCGTCTGCGGCTTTGATGGCCGCCTCTCGAGCAGCCTTTACCGCTTTTTGTGCGTCAGTCTCTCCGGCTAGTGCAGCGGTTATTTTCTCGACGGAGACGGCGTTGCCAGTAGCTGCGGTGGTGGCAGCCTGTGTCGTTGCAGTTCCTGCGGCTTGCGCGGCGGCAACCGCTTGCTGCGCCTTTACCTGACCGGCGCTCAGCTCCTCGCTTAGCTTTACCGTTGCATTTAGATCGTTGATCTTCTGCGCGAGATAGCCAACCTGCTCAGCATCAAACGTGCCAAGCGTCTCCCCCCTGTCGACTCTTTGTTGGAAGACATCAAGCTGGCCCTGGTACTGCGCAAGCTGATCCCCGAGACGCACAAGATCACCTACAGCGGCACCACCAACGGCAGCGGCCAGACTTTCGCCTAGGTAGTTAAAGACGTTACCCGTTGTGGCGATGATGTTGGCGGTCGTAAGAACGGCAGTGCCGATGCCCGTAACGAAAGTGGCGATGCCCTCGGCGGTTTCTTTCTGCTGTGCAAGATCGATCAGCTGCGTGGCGAAGTCGTTCAGCGGATCCACAAGATCATCCGCAAGAGCGAGCCCGAAACCCTGAGCGGCTGTTTTCAACCTGTCCAGATTGTCGTTGAACACGCCAGCACGGGAGGCAAGATCGCCAGAGATCACGACGCCGAGACGCTGCGCCTCTTCGCCAAGGGTGCGGATTCCAGTGGAGCCTTCAGCCAGAACAGGCAACAGATCCATCCCGGCCTTGCCGAAGATCTTCTGTGCAATGGCTGCGCGCTGGGATTGGTTTTCGACGTTGTTCAACGCATCGCCGATGCGGCCAAGCTGTTGATCTGCGGGGAGCGCGATAAGTTCACGCGCGGAAAGGCCAAGCGCGTCTAGGTACTGCGCGGCTTTAGAGGCGGGATCTTGAGCGTTAGTGAGCGTGACGGTGAGTTTCTTCAGACCGCCTTCGAGCGTTTGCTGTGAGACGTCGGAAAGCATCGCGGCGTATTGAAGTTTGGTGAGTGCTTCGGTGGTGATGCCGAGCTTTTGAGAGAGGATATTGGCGGCGTCTGCCTGGTCGATTGCAGACTTGACGAAGAGCGCGGTGCCGGCTGCTGCAGCGGCGGCGGTGGCGGCGCCCCATTTTGCAGCGGAGACGGCAGACGTGCCGAGCTGCTTTGACCACTTGTCGGACGCGTCGCCCGAGTCTTTGACCTGCGTCTGAAGCTTCTTGGCGGAGCCGGTTGCCTTGTCGACCTCACGAACAAAGACTGAGCCATCAGCCGAGATGGCGACTTCGACTAGTGGCTTGGCCATTGGCTCTCCTGCTCAACTCGTTCAGCGTGGTTATTTCTAGAAGTTGGAGCGCGTCGAAAAGCTCCACCGTGAGCGGCTGCTCTCCGATGCGTGCAACCACCTCCACGCCGGCATAGTTGAGCCCGATGCGGTGGCCCATGCCGCCCACGTTCCACTGCGTCTGGCAGCGCATGAACAGGACCAGTGCCGGCCAGTTCTCAGGCTCAACCTCAAAGTCTGGATCCGCCGCCGCCACCATCGCGCTTGCGATGGTCTCCTCGTCAGCGCCCCAGGCAATCAGCTCCTCGCGCAACTCCTCATCACCGCCACGCTGCTGCGTCAGGTGCAGCGCGGCGTCGATTAGTTTTTTCTTACGCGACCGTTGATGCCTTCAATGTACGCCTCGAAGATGGCGCCGGCCGTCATGGCGTCGGCGATGAGCGCATCGCAGATGATCCTGTTGTCCGTCTCTGCGTCTCCGTTGTCGCCCTCGTACACCACGCCCTCGACGGACACGAGAACTTTCTCGATAAACTCAGCGAGGCGCCGGCCCTGCTCGGCCGGTGTGAGATCGGGAGCGCGGAAGGATTCGATCTCGACCTGCAGCTCGTCACGCTCAAGCGTGCGGAAGTGGCCGGTGAATGTGCTTTTGATGTGCTTGCCGTTGTCGGGTGTGAACACCGTGACAGGCCATGCGAACGTGCGGGACTTCTTCAGCTTAAACATGGTTTCACCAATTGACCGTTGGAGTGTTTGACCGTTAGAGCGGAATCCGCTGCAGGCACGGTCAACACCGGCAGCGGACGTTTCACCAGTTGCCTGGTGCCGCTTATTTCACCGTGATGGTGAACTCGTCATTTCCAGACGATGGGACGAACGCGAGGTTCATCTCGATGGTGCTGATGCCGGAGTTTTCGCCATACCTGGGCGAGAAGACCTGAACGGCAGGAGCATCAAACTGCACGATGTTGCCGGCAGTGATGCCGTGGATCAGCTGGAACGACGCCGTGGTTGAGGCAAGCGCCGTCGCAAACCAGCTCTTAACCGATATAGCAGGCGACTCCACGACCACCGATCCGGTCGGTGCGCGGTCCACCATCTGGATCGACTCAGAGCCAACCACGTTCTGGTACTGCACATCGTTTGCGCAGTC